TACTAATTTTTCAGCTAATACTGCTATAATATCATCAGCTTCAACTTTATCTAATATAGTAGTTTTAACCGGTAATAATTTTAAGTATTGGATTATACGAACAATTTGGTCAATTTTTGAATCATGTTCTTCTTCTATATTATCAAATGCTTCCCAATTAGTAATTCTAGACAAATTCCTTGTTCCTTTGTACTCGGAGAGCAGATTTTTACGATTTACTGTTGAACCTGCTCCATCGAATACTACATAAACAGAAGTTGGATTTGTTTGTCTAATCATTGCACCTAAAGAACGGAAGAATCCACCTAACCCCCCAATGTGAACACCATCTGGATTAACCATATTCATCATAGCAAAATTTCTAAAAAATAGATTTAAGCCATCTAAAATTAATACTCTATCGTGTTTATTTGGAGTAGGTACTTCCTGATCTTCTTGAATATTATCCAAGAGATTAAATAATTCTTTATGCTTCATGTTTTTGTTTATAGGTCCTGTACGTCGTAAAGTACAGGGGTTACGTCTTCTTGGTCTTCTACAATTTTAAATGTTCCTCCTCCTAAGATTTTAGACCATTCATCTGCATGGTCTTTCTTATAAGCATTCTTATCTTTATCTGTATCTTCAATAAAACCATGGTTTGTCATAACGATTTTACCTCTTGATTGCATACCATTAACGTGGTTTTTATCAATTTGTAAATTTGTTCTTTTACCCCATTCTACTTGCATACCACCTTTAATTGCTTTAATCTTAGATGTTCCAGCATTTGAAATATTACCAAATGTAACTACAAATGTTGCATCATACCACATAGCCATTCCACCTTTGTTCATCATCTTTGGTTGACCCATAGGTGATTCTGCTTTTGCTGTCCAAACTTTATTAACTGCAATTAAGGTGTTAGTAAATGGGGATGATTCTTTACGGGACATTACAATACTTTGGTTAACTGTATTACCAAATTGTGTTGACATCGCACCTGCATTCCATTCATTGTTATTCTTTAGTTTTTCAACTGACATTGCACAAGGAATAGATCCAATAGAATCCCAAAAGAAGGCTAAATTATAAGGTAAATTACCTTTTTTCTGCTCATTCTGTAAATCCATTATAAAGGCCGCTACGTCTTCAATAGTATGTAAAGTTTCTCTATCAACATAAATAAAGTTTCCTTCATAATCAATAACATTACCCTCATCATCTTTGATTAGTTTAACTTCTAATCCCATTTGAGCTGCATGTTCCCAATTCCACTTCATCTCAGTAATAATAAATACAGGAAGAGATCCCATATTTTGTGCTGAAACTGCTGCTTCTAATAGTGCTGTAGTTTTACCTGTATCAGAGTGACCTCTAAGTAATGTAATGTGTCCCATTGGTATACCAGGTACTCCTGCTACTTTTTGAAAAGCTGGGGAGAGTGGTATCCATTGTTGATCCTTAAATTTGACATTTTTATCTAAACCCTTAGAAGATTTAAATTTGTTTAAATCAAATTTGCTCTTAATCTCGGCAGACACTGCTGCCGAGAGAGACTTTGATATTTTTTTTGCCATATTTAGAAAGGAAGATCATCTGGTTCATCACCTTTTTTATCATCAAATAATGAATCAAACTTATCTACCTTACTTTGTTTAGCTTGATTAGTATCTAAACTAAAATTTGATGTAGAAGGGGTTGCTGCTTTTTCAGTTGGAAATGCATTTGCAGTTATATTATCAGACTCTACTTCTTCTGGTGATAACCATTTCTCTAATGCTAATTTCATTTCGTCAAAACTAAACAATTTAAATAATCCTTCCTTAGGATTTGGTTGTTCATTTGTCCAAGTTTCTACTTTAGTAGCATCTTCACTAAGTGGTGAAGTTTTCATTCTTACTCTAATAGATGATTTATTATAAGGAGTTCCAGTTGCTTCTGGTCCTACTGTTTCAACTGTAAGGTCTCTACCACCTACAATGTCTGTGTAATCTCCAATTTCATCATCAACAGCAAGTGCTAATAATTCTTCATATACTAACTTACCAAATTGCCATAATCTAACACCTTTATCTTCTTCTCCACGTACTACTACAGGAACAAAAATACGGTTTTTAGCGTCTAGTTTTTTGGCTAATACATAATTTTCTTTATTATACTCTCCTTCACGTAATTTCCCAGCAAACAATGCAATTGGGTCTTTTTCACCAAAATTAGCAGGTGAAATCATTACCTTGTTGGTAATACCATAATAGAATTTTAACTCTGTAAATGGGTTATTAGCATCATACGCTGATGGTACAATTCTAATCTGTTGTTTACCTATTGTAGGTTTCCAAAAAATTAATGAATAATCGGTCTTTTGACCACCCTGTGGTTTTGATTGGAGGGTATCCAATTTTTGCTTTAGTGCATTTAAATCCATAATGTAACTTATTTTTAATTATAACTGTTTATATGTAACTGAATATACGAACTATATGTTAGGTAACCAAATTATTTTTGACTACTACTACTCCTTTTTTTTCTATAACTTCTAATGAACAATTTTGAGCGAAATAAATACTATTACTTATACTTTTGTGGGATAAATAATGATATACAAAGGAGGCAAAAAATGTATCCCCTGCCCCTGATAAGTCAGAAACTTCTGCTTGTCTAGAAGGAGGATGAATTAAATTACCCCATTTAACTCCTTTTTCTCCTAAAGTAACTATTAGTTGTCCTTTATAGTCAACTAAATTTTCTTTATTTTTTTCATACTCTTGGTGGTTAATCTTTATAAAAGAGGTATTCATAACCCACTCCCCAAATATCTTTTTAGAATCAATAAAAGTTAAAGGATATTTATTTACTATATATTCTATATCTTCTTCATTTAAAAATCCTTTATTATAATCACTAATAACAACGGCGTCATATTCTTCTAATTTATCTAAACCTGTAAATCTAGAACACTTATCATTATCGTCAATTCTTAATAACATTTGATTAGTTTTTACATCTACTAATCGAGTTTTTATTATACCATTAGGGTTAGTAATAAAATCAATATCCCAATTAGGTGCTAAGCTTTTAAAATTATTAAAAACATTTTTAGCCATCCCATCATTTTTAGTAGAATTAATAGGGCTAAACACGGGTACGGGTGCTTCAGGGCAAATTCTATCACACTCACCATAAATAAATTTATCTATACAACTATCTCCTATTATTAATATTTTCATAATGTATTTCCTATTCTAATTCTATAACTATCTTTATCAAAATGTTGTGTTGATACCTCAAATATTTCTGACATATCTTCTAATGCTATTAATTGATGTGGGCTTCCTCTTTCAATTGTAATACAAGTTCCTTCTTTAATAATAGTAGTATGTTCTATACCCATTTCAGTATCTAACCTAATATAATTAAAACTTCCTTTTCCTACATACCATGATTCTTTTTTAATAATATGATAATGTAAAGAAAATTTATTACCTGCTTTAAAAAATCTAAGTAATTTTCCACAATATTCTTTATCATTATGGATCCAAACTTCTTCACCCCACCCTTTTTGTACAATTTTAGGTTGTATTATCATAACTCTTCAATTCGTTTTGCTTTATCATCTATAATTAGATCATAAGAGGGTTTTGTTGGTAATGTAATATCCTCCTTATGACCTACCACGAGATTATCAAAGGCACACCCCCATGTATTTAGTTGTTTTAAAGTTAATTCAGTATAATCAATTTTACTTGCCCCACCTCTAGCAGTGTAATATGTTATATGCCATCCTTCTTTTCTTAATTTATTTATTTTACTAATATTAGCAGCATTAGGTATAGCTAATTCATATATTCTTTTATCTTTATAAAAACATATTGTTTCATCTATATCAACAAAGGCTTTTAATTGACCTTCAGAATGTAATTTACTTTCTCTCATTAGTTAAGATATCTGTTGTTGAGTATTGAGTAATTCTTTCAAAAAAACAAACTTCACGTGCAAATTGTTTTCCTACAATATCCCCATCCCTCCAATCACTTCCTACTAATAGGATGTCAGGAGAATATAATGAAATTAAACTTTCTAATTCTTTTCGGGAGTTAAATGAAATTACTTTATCAATGTATTTTATTGATTGTAAAGCAAACATTCTATCTTGAAGATTATTATAAGGCCTGTCTGCACCCTTATCTTGTGATACTTTAAAATCAGTATCTATCCCTACAACTAATTCATTACCTAATGATTTAGCGTATTTAAATAATTCAAAATGACCTCTGTGAAGGACGTCAAAACATCCATTTACCCATATTTTCATAACCTATTTTTAATTTTATAACTCTATAATTTTATAAATTTTTGTATTCAATTGGTTTAAATCATTGTGTTGGGTAAGTAAAACACAATTTCTGTAATGTTGCCAATCAATTTTATAATTAGTATCAACAACACCACCATTTAACTTCTTAATTAATTCATTAAGTGCATTAATGGTGTATAAGGTATTAGATTCCTTTTTTCTATGAACCAATATTGTGTTTTCTGGGATTGTTTGGACATTCCCTTGGTCTACATTGTATGTAACAACATATTCATCTTTTCCTACAATTTCTAAAACAAACATTTTGTTATATATAATTGTATATTTTGATTGTATATCTTCAAGTAGTGCGTCTAAACCCTCTAGGTCTGTAAACGTACAAAATAATTTATTATTCAAGTCTCCTGCGTTTTGGATATCTTTTACAACATCGTAATTCGCATTATACATATTGGTACTATTCTGTAAAATTGTAGTCATAACCTTTTATTTCTTTAATGTTTAATTTATATTTTTTAAATACTTCTCTAATCTCATCTAATACACCTTCCTCGCTGTCATCTAAATCAAACAAAAATGAATCATATGTGTAAAGTACTAACTTTGTTTTACATTTTCGCAATATACCACACATATCCCATAATATACGAACATTCATTGACGTCTCCAAATTTTGTAGCAAATAATTAAATAATTTTTGTGGGTTCATGTTTTGCAAGTTTTCATTTTTGTATATATATCCAGAAATCTTACATTCTACGAACCCGTCGCTTTTAAATTTACGCCACGTTTCTCCTACGTATTTTTCAATCCCTTGAAAGAATTCCAAGTGTCTATAATTCTCGAAAACACCTCCATAGAGCTGTTTGAAGGTAAGTTCTTTCGATTTTTTATAATCCACATTATATAAGGTAGCAAAATGAGCGTGGATATCAATATCGGCAAAATCATAACCAATGAGACGAGAAGCCAAACTAGGATGGTAAGCACTAATATCAATTTCCACAAACCTGTTATTACGTGGTATAAAACTTTTCCTACATCCATTTTCTTTGTTGAGTGCTGCATAATTTACATTTTTAAATTTATTTGAGGG